ACCACAACGCGCGTTGTGGTGGCGCTAGTCGCCCGCAACAGCGACGTTCACCCCGGAGTTGCGGAACCGCATGTCATGCGGATTGGGGGGAACACCGAGCAGGTTGCCGAGCGACTGTTGCCAGTGACGATAGGTGACCTTGAGCTTCGCCTGCTCTGTCTCGTTCACTTCAATCTCGCCCACCTTGCTGGTCGCCAGCAACTCCAGGTCGTTCACCTGTTGGGCTTCAATCTGGTCTAGAATGCTGACGAGCCGCCGCACTTCCGTCTCGGCCTCGGGGAGAATGCGATTCATCGCACCGTCAATGAGGAACTGAGTCTCCACGGCACTCGGCACCCCCAACGAGAAGGTCTGCACGGACCCCACGTTGAGATACCCCATGTGGTGACGAATGCGAACCTTCTCGTGGTCGGTGAGTGCCATTCCCCTACTCCTCGTCCTTCACCGGCTCCAGCCTGACACCCTGCCGCTTGAGCATCTTGATGTCGTAGTTGAGAGTGTCGATTTCCTTGCCCTCGTAGAACCGCTGCTTGATTCCGCCGAGCACCACCGTGCACTCCTTGGTGACACGGAACACTTCCTTGCGGGGAGGCAGTGCTTCCGGGGCGGCATTGGGAATGGCATTGCCGTACTGCACCGCACTGCCCACTTCCATCGAAGCCGTCAGCACGTCACTTGCCTTGCGGTCCTGCACCGGGCCACCGCTGATTTCCATCTTGCTGTTTTCGACTGTTCGACCCATGGCTTGAACTCCTGTTCGGGGATTGCAATGCAAAAGCATTGGAGAGCACAAAAGGTAGCACCCCCACCCGTTGCCGCCAGGAGTGATTCAGCAGCGAGTGGGGGTGCCAAGTAGGTTCAGGGGTGGGGAGGCGTTGACCGCAGCGGGGGAATGCGATGCGCCCAACTCCCACCCCCGAAGATTGGACTACAGCGCGTGCTCGATGACGATGGCGCGCTTGTACCGCTCGGGACCGGACGGGCCGGTGATGTCGGACGGCACCGGGAACGAGGTGCTGCACGACCACGAACAGGCGACCATGTCTTGCATACGGTTGACCGGCGCACGCATGATGAGCTTGACGCGCTCGACGGGAATCGACATTCCGTTGTTCACGATGTCGAACTCGCCAATCTTGCCAGTGACACCCGCCTCGGTGACATAGGCATCCTCGTTGAGCCACTTCTCGTAGATAGTGCCCTTGCCCGTCACGATGGTGCGGCCGACTTCGATGCCTGTGTCGTTGACGATTTCGGCACCGATGTCCGTGGCGTACTGGGCATTCGTGCCCGTGGTGACGCGCGCTCCAGTGTTGTTCAACTGCGGAATCTCCGAGTTGATGATGAACTTCACGTTGCCGATGACGCCGAGAACGCCCATGCGAATCTCGTCGCTGTTCGGCAGACTGGTGAAGAGACGCTGGAACGGAGTGTCACTGAACGCCTGAGCGTTGGTGAGCGGCCCGATGTGAGCGTGGTAGAAGCCGTCCTCGTGCGTCGGCACGTTGGCATTGCGGAGCATGTTGGCCGCGACAATCGCGTGCTGCATAACGAACGAATCGGCAGCACCGAGCGCGTCGACCGACAGACCACCACCCGCGCGAATGATGCGGGGAGCCTGCGACGACACCACCGGAGCACGCGCTGCAGCACCACCACCACCGACCGCCGCACCGAGCAGCAGAATGCCGGGTCCCTTGGGGTCAGCGGCATTGTCGGGAATGGCACCGATGACGGTATTGGCCGCAGGACCACCCGCTGTGGTGATGGTGATGGGCAGTGCACGCGTGATGCTGACCGGCTCGGGGCGCACATTGGTCCCCAGCAGAATCACGTCGGTGAAGCCGTTGAGCGCGGCGACGTGAATCTGCGTGTCCGCGGCGAGCGCCGCGTCAATGAGCACCGTGTGACCCGACAGGTACGCCTGGAACAGCGTATTGCGGGGCAGACGGTTGAGGGTCTGACCGGCATTGAGTCCAAGCTGGTGAATGTTGCGGAGGAACAGATTGGCACTCGCCGTCGCGCTCGTGGGCGCGTGAGTGTCGATGGAGTTGCCCCAGCGAGCCAGTTCAGCCTTCCACTGCTCCCAGGCCACCACCTGGGGCGTCGGGTCCACACCGGGCTGGAGCGGAGTGGTGTTGACGGGAATCAGCCCGGGACGAGACATGTACATCTCGTTGCCCGCGTGCTCCGGCCACTCCTCCATCATGGCTTCGGCCCGGAACTTGAGTTCCGGGAACAGGCCATCATGGAAAGCGCGCTCTAGCACGCCAGCCTGGATGAGATTGAGAACGGTTGCGGGAATGCCGAGTACCAGGGTCATTGTCGTTTCTCCTCAGTGCGAATCGTTCCGCAACGCTCGCCCTTGGGCTCCCTGGTTTCCGACTGTTGACCGCCGTCGTCGCGTGAGGGGGAACCGCTCGGGTTGAGCGGTAACACGCGAGAGCATGACATGGAGTTGCGGGGTGTCAACCACAACGCGCGTTGTGGTGGGGGAGCAGGGAATTGCCGGGCTTGTAGCTGAACCCGTTCTTCTTCTTGAACTCCTGCCATTCAGCGTCGGTCATGCTGTTGGCCTGTCCCAGCTTTGCCGTCTTGCTCCCTGTGGTGGTGTCGGGTTTGGGAGCAGGCTTGCGCTCCGGTGCACCGTTGTTCAGCGGCTCGCGCCGGGCCTCGGGCTCCTTGGGCTCACGCGGTTTCTTGGCCGCAAGTGCCGGGTGCTCCTTGGCATAGTCCTCGAACCACCCGGCGATGTCCTTGGTGGTGAGACGACTGGCTTCCTTCTCGGTCAGTTCATCACGCACGTACTGTCCAAACTTGATTGCGGCCACGTCGGCATACTGCGGGTCAATGTACTTGGCCGCAGTGCTCATCACCACACTGTCGGTACGCTCGAACTCCCGCTCGGCCCGAAGCTGCTCCAACTGACTGGTCGTCTCCTGCAACTTCTCGTCTCGCGCCTTGAGGTCGGCCTTGATGCGCTCCAGTTCCGACATCTGCGCCCGGGTGGCCTCCTCCTGTTTGGCCTCCAGTTCCTTGGCGCGGGCCAGTTGTTTCTTGATGGCCGTGACATCGCTGGTGCCGAATGCTTCTTCCAGTGACTTCTTGCTGGCACGCCGAAGCCTGGACTCGAATGCCTTGACGGGCATGACAATCTGACCCCGCTCGTCGGTATCGAACTCCTCGTCCCCCACCTTCACCTTCTTGGATTCCGCCGCACTGCCTTCACCGGCAGTGGATTCCGATGCACCCCTGGACGCGGCTTCGGTTGTGGTGGGAGCGGGTGCTGCGGACGCTGCACTCGGGGTTTCCTGGGTCGTATTCTCTTTGTCGTCGGTAGGGGGCATTGCGTTTCTCCTGGTAATGAACACCAACTACGGGGCAAAAGAACGGGCGGAAACGGCTCCTGGTCCGATTCCGCCCGTTCGAGTGGATAGGCCGTCAGCCCGTCATGGGGAGACTAACCCAAGATGTCGGTCTTTGCCACCATCGGGGCGAGCAAGTCCGTCGCATGCCCCTGAATGAACTTGATGGTGGCGCGGGTGGCACCATCGGCGACAGCGAACTGCACCGTGTCCTTCGCCACATCGAGCCGAGCATTGCCCGCATTGGGAGCACCCGCTGCGGGTGCCAATACGGTCTTCGCTCCAGTGGCGGTTCCCGCGGTGATATTGGCCTCCAGCAACACGGCGACGGGCTGGTAGACCGCCGGAATGTCGATGACGTTGGCCGCAACCGGCAGGTCCAACTCCACCACTTCCCCGGGCTCGGGCTCGTAGATGACATCGACTGCCGTGTAGGCCGAAGCCGCGGCGACCAGAATGTCACCATTGGCTCCCACGGCAATCTGACCATCCGCTGGAGCACCCGTCACCACCGCGAGAGCGCCGAGCGTACCGGCTGCCGACGTGCTGCGGGCGTAGGCCGAGACGACGGTATTAGCCTTGCACCAGTCGGGTAGGGCGATGCGCCCCGTGGCGGGCACAGGCACGACCGACCGCAGTGCCCGACGGCAATGCTGGAGAAGGAAGTTGCCGAACTTGATAGTCCGCAGCGCGTCAGCCAGCGTGTTCGGGTTCAGGGAGTTGATGATTTCGCGAAGGGTCTTGTCGGCCATGGGAACGTTCCTCCAGTGAATGCCAGTCTACTTTTCAGCGAGGTACTCGATGTTAGCAGACCCGGTGACTTCCACCAACGTGATGGGGTCGCTCGCGGGTGGCTGCATCAGGAATGGCCCGTGCACCTTGTGCACCGAAACCGTGGGGGTGCCTGCGATGGATTGTGTGACCCGCACCTTGAGCGGACCATCGCATCTCATGTAGAAGAAGTCGGCCTCCGGTACGGTCTGATCGGCACCGATGCCCGACAACGTCTGATACACGTCAGACGCCGTGGCAATGCTGCCCTGAATGGAGCCGGTAGACTTCTGGAATGACTTGGGATTGGTTGCCAACCCGAGCACGGCATTGGACGACATGCTGGGGAATGCCCCCGATGTGGCAATGGCCTGTCCGCTAGTGATGGTACCACTGAGTTCGGTCTGTCCCATGGG